TATATATAAAGAAGTATATAAAAACGCCCCAAACCTTCCGAAACCCTCCACCGAGGAGGTGCATATATGAAGATAAATTTTTCAAAGCTTACCGCCGAAAAGTTCGCCGAGTATGAGGAAGCGGCTATAGACGGCAGGCTGATATATGACGATTACCCCGCCGCAGAGTACAAGTATTTCTCACAGCTTTCACGGCTGGGGTATAAGAACCGTCACGATGGCTGGAGCGCCGAGCTTTGCAAGGAGTTTCAGCGGGAATACCGACAGGCGTACACAGCCGAGCGCGAGCGGCAGGAGCGTTTTTTCAAGATGGCGTGCGCGGTACAGGAGAATATCCGCCGCAGCCAGATGGAAGTGATAGCGCTGAACAAAGCCTCCACCGCCGAAGAGAAGCTGCGCCGCGCCTTGCAAGCGCTTGAACTGATACTTTGCGAAGACGGGTTTGCGAAGAGAAATCTGCAAAAGCTGGGGGTGACGCCATGATTGCAATACTGATAACAACGACCATCTCGGCGATAGCTGCAGTGATGTGGGCGTTATGTGCGGCGGATACTGACGGAGATTTTGAGAATGAAGAGGAGGACGAGGAATAATGGCAAGATATATTGACGCAGAAAAATTAAAGTGTTCTATTGATTCGGAAACAGACAGCATATTTGATTGGGGTATGACCATAGAGGAACTTTATTATAACCTGTGCGAACTGATTGATGATGAACCTACCGTAGATGCGCAGGAGGTAAAGCACGGAGAATGGAAGCCTATATTTATGACCGTAGCTTACGAATACGCAGGGAAAACTTTTGATTTGAGAGGTATAGAATGTTCAGAATGTGGAGAAGAAATGATTTATGAATTAAAGGAATCATTTCAGCCTAAACCTAACTATTGTCCTAACTGCGGAGCTAGAATGGACGGTGAAGGAAAATGAAACGTTCAGAACTTGAAAAGTATCTCGGCAAAACCGTCGAAGTAACTATCTTCGGCGAAACGCTGAGGGGTATTCTGCACAAAACGGGCGAGGAAAAGTTCAAAAACAACTACAATCTGTACTTGCCGAAGAAGTATTACTTTGTGTGCGATGAGTACGGAATACCCTGCGGCAACTGCATATTCAGGTGTTCTCACGTTGGCAAATTGCGGCTGATAGGCGGTGACGGCGAATGACCCGCTCACAAATGCAGGACTACCGCGCGGCGCGTTCACGGCTGGAGGTGATAGAAACGGAGCTTGCGAAGCTCGAATCGCGCATATGCGTACAGTCAGCCGTCACGCCGCCGTACAGCAAGCACAGCGCCACGATGTGCGGTCTGCCGCCCGACGATAGGGTAAGGGCATTGCTCGCCGAGCAGGCGGCACTGAGGGAGCGTACAGCCGCCGCCGAGCGGTTCGTCGCAAGCTTCCCCGACGAGCGCACGCGCTTCATGCTCCGCGAAAAATTCTTTCACGGGCGGTCGAACCTCTGGATAGCAATGCGGCTGGGGTATCGCGACGAGGGCACTGTACGCAAAAAAATCAAGAAAATTTTTCAGCTTTCCGATTTTTCCGATTTTGACGTGTTATAATTTAAACTGGGGACAGTAGGACAGCACTGACTTGCTCTTTTTTGATGAATCTCCTTTCATGTGATTTACGGGGCGCAAGTCCCGTGCGGCGACCGAGGGCATGACCTTGTGCGCCGCGCCATTTGCTTCCGAGCCTCCTATAAATTTGCGTAAAGGCACTCCGCTTTCGGGCGGGGTGTCTTTTTGCACCCTCTCCAAAATTTTGACCCCGAAAGGTGTGAACCCCTTGCCTATCGAAAGACCCGACCGCAGCGGCGCTCATCAGCAGCAGTTCCGCGCGAACAAGAAACGGATATACGCCACGCAGACCGTGTGCGGAATATGCGGCAGACCCGTTGATTTTACGCTCAAATATCCGCACCCGCTGTCCGCTTGTATCGACCACATTATCCCGATAGCCAAGGGCGGGCACCCGTCGGACATATCGAATTTGCAGCTTGCTCACTGGTGCTGCAATCGGCAGAAGTCGGATAAACTCGTCGAAAAGCAGGTGTTCGACCAGTCAGTTGAGCTCCTATCCAACCGCATACTGCCGCAGACTTACGACTGGAAAACGTTCTGACGGCTCAGCGGTGCGCACGCTGAACACTTTACTCGATGTTTGTCAAATGTTCGTCAAAATGCACGAGATTTCCACGATTTTTTTTGTGACTTTTGCCGAATTTTTGGCAGCGTATGGGGGGAGGGTACCCCTTGAACTTGCGAGCGACCCTTCACCCTCTGCACTGGTTATATATCTCGCAGACTTGAAAAGTTTGGAAACGAAAGGATAAAACATGGCTGAATACAAGGGCATGGAGTACCTGCGGGCGAGGCTGAAATGCAAACGCCGCCGCGTGCAGGTGCGGTACGACCATTACCATATGAAAAATAAAATAGCAGACTTCGGCAAGATGATACCGCCCGATTATCGCTGGATAACCCCCGTGCTCGGCTGGTGCGCCAAGGCGGTAGATGTGCTCGCCGACCGTATCGTGTTCGACGGTTTCGACGGCGGCGACGAGTTTCGCGTCAATGAGATACTGACGGAGAACAACAGCGACGTGCTCTTCGACAGCGCGGTCATTTCGGCGCTCATCTCGTCCTGCTGTTTCATCTACATCTCGGCGGACGGCGACGGCTACCCGCGTTTGCAGGTCATCGACGGCGGCAGCGCGACGGGCATTATCGACCCCATCACGAATATGCTGCGCGAGGGGTACGCCGTGCTCGATACCGACGACCGCGGCGAACCGACTATCGAGGCGTACTTCACCGCCGAACAGACCGAGATCTACCGCAAGGGCGAGGACGTGCAGATATACGAAAACCCCGCGCCCTACCCGCTGCTAGTGCCGATGATCTACCGCCCCGACCCCGTGCGGCCGTTCGGGCATTCGCGAATCACCCGCGCGTGCATGGAGCTCGTACAGGAAGCCCTGCGCACTTTGCGCCGCAGTGAGATAAGCGCCGAATTTTACAGCTTCCCGCAGAAGTACATTTTGGGCTTGTCGGACAGCGCCGAGCAGATGGACAAGTGGGGCGCAACGATGTCCTCGATGTTGGCGGTCACTCGCGACGACGACGGCAACAACCCCACCGTCGGGCAGTTTCAGCAGCAGAGCATGAGCCCCTACTCCGAGCAGTTGAAGTCTATCGCGAGCCTTTTCGCAGGCGAAACGAGCCTTACGCTCGATGACTTAGGTTTTGCGACATCGAACCCCAGCAGCTACGACGCTATCCGCGCGAGCCATGAGAACCTGCGGCTGACGGCGCGCAAGGCTCAGCGGACGTTCGGTACGGGCTTCCTCAACGTCGTGTATCTGGCGGCGTGCGTGCGCGACAAGGCGGCGTATACGCGCTATGCGTTCGCGGCTCTTACCCCGCGCTGGCTGCCGATTTTCGAGCCGGACGCGGCGGCTCTTGCGGGCGTTGGCGACGCTATTTTGAAGATAAATCAAGCCGCCCCCGACTATCTCGGCGAAAAGAATATCCGTCGCTTGACGGGCATGGAGGGCGAGAATGGCTGACATCGGCGCAGAGCTGCTCGAGAAAATTCGGGCGTATTTCAAGAAAAAATGTCAGGGCGACGCGTACATACAGTCGGTGCTCGGCAAGGTCGCGGCGGGCACGGCGCAGATGGAAGAGATCTCGCTTCTCTCGCAGTCGATAGGCTTTCGGGCTTCGCAGGCGATAAGCGAATACGTCAACGTCGCCGCGCTGCCCGACGGCAAGATGTATTACAACATCGCCGACACGATACTCTCGGGTGTGCTGAAAGACAACTACGAGATAATCAATTCTGCGGCGGCTGAGTGCCAGCGTGCGCTTGACCGCAAGATGGGCATAAACATCGAGCCGCAGCGTGCGCCATACCCCGCAGAGCGTGTGCAGGCGGTAGCGGGAGCGGCTTCCGCGCCCGACATTTCCGAAGAAAAGATGGTGCGCCGCATGACATCGACGACCGAGAACATCACGCGAAGTTTTTACGATGATTACGTTGAAACTAACGTGAAATATCGCAGCGAAGCGGGGCTGGAATGCTTTATTATCCGCAGCGACCACGGCGAGTGCTGCAAATGGTGCGCGGCTCTCGCGGGCAAATACCGCTACCCCGAAGAAGCGCCAAAGGACGTTTACCGCCGCCACGACAACTGCACCTGCACCGTGACGTACATAAGCGGCAGGAAGGCGCAGGACGTGTGGAGCAAGACCTCGCGCGAGCTGCCCGCCGAAGAACGCGAGCGCATGAAGCAGATAGGTTTCAAGAAGCCGACCATTTCAGCCGAAGAGCGGGAGCGCATGTTGATTGCGGGCATGAAAAAGCCGCAAAGGCTTGACTTTGCGGGGGAAAGTGGTATAATGGATAAAGGCGTAAAGGTCGATATGCAGTATTTTTCTGAGAAAGATATTGAAAGACAAGAATCAAATTCCTTAAAACGCGCTATCCGCAATTATAAAAGGCGTATAAAAGAGCATGAAGAATATATCAGCAACCCATATGAACACTGTCCTGACTGGGATAGCTTTGACGACCGTAAGAAAGAAGGTCTAATAAAGCACTGGAAGAAGGAAATATCAAATTTTGATGAATCTATTCAGAACAGAGTTACAGAGCTAAAGAAAAGAGGAGATCACGATGAATAAGCTTACAGAATCTGAACTTGAATTTATTATTTCAAGGGTCTTGGACAATGCAAAGGACGCGGCGGAAAGTACCGAAGAATCGCAGTTCAACGAGGGCAAAAAGCTTGCATATTATGAAATACTCGACACTATCAAAAACGAGTTGACTGTTCGGGATATTGACGTAAAACGTTTCGGGCTTGACACCGTGCTGGAAGAACTGCTTTGACACGAAAATAACCCTTGACCGCTCCTCGCCCCCCGCGAAGGGCGGTTTTAATATATCCACATCAGCACTCTGCTTTGCGCAGGGTGCTTTTCTTATGCCTAAAAAAAGGAGGTAATCAGCTATTGAGAAGCGTATCGGCAGGCAGACCCCCACCGTATCGGTAGTGCTGCCGTATGAGCAAACGCTCGGCGGCGAGGCTGTCGCGATGTACAACAGGTCGGGGCGCACCGCGCAGGAGTGGCAGGAGCTTATGATGTACGACATCATGGCGGTGGACGGCGAGGGCTTGTGGCGGCACATGAAATTCGGCTGGTCGATACCCCGCCGCAACGGCAAGTCAGAACTGCTCATCATGCGCGCCATGTACGGCGTTACCCACGGCGAACGTGTGCTGTACACCGCCCACCGCACCACCACCTCTCACTCGGCGTGGGAAAAGGCCACCAGCTTGCTCGCGAAGATGGGCTACCGCGAGAAAGAGGACTTCAAGACCGCGAAGCAGTTCGGTCTTGAACGTATCAAGTGGCTGGGCGGCGAGGGGCTTATCAACTTCCGCACGCGCTCGAGCAAGGGTGGTCTGGGCGAGGGTTACGACCTGCTCATCATTGACGAAGCGCAGGAGTACACCACCGACCAAGAAACTGCGCTGAAATACGTTGTCACGGACAGTAAGAACCCGCAGACGCTCATGTGCGGCACGCCGCCGACGGTGGTATCAGCGGGCACGGTGTTCACCAAGTACCGCAAGACGACTGTCACGGGCGGCGGCAACGACGACGGCTGGGCGGAATGGAGCGTGCCTGCGCTCACCAACGCCCACGACCCCGAATTGTGGTATCAAACCAACCCGTCGCTCGGCACTATCCTCACCGAGCGCAAGATACGCTCCGAGCTCGGCGACCCGCAGGACGCCCAAGTGGACGACAACATACAGCGCCTAGGCTTGTGGCTGACGTATAATCAGAAATCAGCCATCAGCAAGGGCGAGTGGCAGGCGTTGTGCGTCACCGAAAAGCCGCAGCTCACTCACGAACTGTTTTTCGGCGTGAAGTACGCCAAAGCTACCGAAAATGTATCGCTCGCCGTAGCCGCAAAGACCGCCGACGGCAAAGTGTTCGTCGAAGCCATCGACTGCCGACCCGTGCGCGAGGGCAACGACTGGATAATTGCGTATCTGCGCAACCCGCATATGCGCGAAACGGTCATAGACGGCGCAGGCGGACAATCTCTGCTCGCCGCCGACATGAAAAACGCGGGCATACGCCGCAAGCCGATACTGCCGAAAGTGGCGGAGGTCATAACCTCTGCGGCAAGCTTTGAGCGCGGCATTTTCGCGCAGACGATCTGCCACGCCGAACAGCCGTCGCTGGAACAAGCCGTCGCCAACTGCGAGCACCGCGCTATCAGCTCGGGCGGCGGGTACGGTTACACGTCCATTTTAGAGGGCGCGGACATATCGCTGCTTGAAGCCGTCGCGCTGGCGCACTGGGCGTGCGTGAACACGGTCAAAGAGAAGAAAGTACAGAAGATAAGCTGGTAACGGCTTACATATATACCCACCGCGCAAGCGGAGAAAGGAAATATCATGGCAGATTTTAAACCCATCGAAACGCAGGAAGCTTTTGACGCAGCGGTCGCCGACGTGAAAAAGCAGTACGAGGGCTGGCTCTCGCCCGAGGACTACAACGCAAAGACCGCCGACCTTGCGAAGCAGCTCGAAGCGAACAAGACCACCATCGCCGACCTTACGGCTAAGGCAAAGGCGTATGAGAGCGGCGCGCTGAAAATGCGCATCGCTCACGAGAACGGCATACCCTATGAGCTTGCGGGAAAGCTTTCGGGCGACACCGAGGAGGAGATCAAAAAGGACGCTGAAACTCTCGCGAAATTCGTGAAAAATCAGCAGCCCCAGCCCCTCGCAAATACGGAACACGGACACGTTGACACTAACGACGAGTATGCACCTTATAGGGAGCTTCTCGCACGAATGAAAAAGTAAAGAAAGGAAGTAATAATTATGGCAGGAATTCTTAGCATAGGCGAACGCACCCTTTTCCCTCCTCATCTTACAACAAAGCTGTTTGATAAGGTAAAAGGAGAATCTTCACTGGCGGCGCTTTGCACACAGACACCCATCGCGTTCAACGGACAGCGCGAGTTTATCTTTTCTATGGACGATGAAGTTGACCTTGTCGCGGAAAACGGCAAGAAATCGCGCGGCAGCGTTTCCATCGAACCCGTTACCATCATGCCGCTCAAAGTGGAGTATGGTATAAGAGTTTCGGAGGAATACAAGTACGCGAGCGAGGAAGTACAGCTCAGTATGCTCAAAAACTTTTCCGACGGTTTTTCCAAAAAGGTCGCAAGAGGTCTTGACATTATGGCGTTCCACGGCGTGAACCCTCGCGCTAAGACCGCTTCGTCGCTTATTGGTACAAACCACTTCGACAGCGGCGTAACAGTCATCGCGCAGGACAGCAAAACGCCTAAGACACCTGATGATCTCGTCGAGGAAGCCATCGCAGCGGTGCAGGAGAATGAATATGATATTTCAGGTCTTACAATGGCTCCGTCTTTCCGTGCGTCGCTCTCTAAAATGGTCGATAGCAGCGGAAGAAAAATATATCCCGATCTCGCATGGGGTAACGCACCCTCTTCGATGAACGGCATTCAGACCGTTACTAACAACACTGTATCGTTCAATAGCAGCAAAGACCTTGCTATCGTAGGCGATTTTGCCAGCGCTTTCAAGTGGGGTTTTGCAAAGGACATCTGGATAGTTACCCACGATTCGGGCGACCCCGACAACACAGGCATGGACCTTGCAGGACACAATCAGATCTATATCAGAGGCGAAGCCTTTATCGGCTGGGGCATTCTCGACAAAAACGCTTTTGCCGTTATCCAGTCGGCGGCGACTGAGTAAGGGGGCATGGCAATGGCGGCAGTGTACGCGGCTATCGACGACGTTATACGACTCGGGCGCAAGCTCACGGCTGAGGAACAGGAACTTGCGGAGGCGCTGCTGCCCGTTGCTTCCGCTAAGCTGAGCCTTATCGCGAAAAAGCACGGCAAGAGCATAGCGCTCATGTCGGCGGCAGACCCCGAGTTCGCGCTTGCGGTCAAAGAGACCATCGTGCGGGCAGTTATCCGCGCGGTAAATGCGGCGGCTGACAATTCGCCCGCGGCAACGCAGGCTTCTCAGGCGGCTATGGGGTACAGCATATCTATGTCGTATCTTAACGCGGGTCAGCAGCTTTACTACCTGCGCAACGAATTAAAAGACCTCGGGCTGCTGCGTCAGCGCTGGGGCGCACTGGAGGTGTACGGCAATGATAACAGCGATTAAAGGCATACCCGTTGAGCTTGTGGTGCGCGAGCAGACAGGCGCTGACGCGCTCAAACGCCCGATATATGCGGAGCGGATAGAGGTAGTCGAAAACGTGCTTGTGGGCGCGCCCAGCAGCGATGACGTAACAGCCGCGCTCAACCTCAGCGGCAAGCGGATAGCGTACACGCTGGCTATCCCGAAGGGCGACGAGCACGTTTGGACTGACACAGAGGTGCGCTTCTGGGGCGGGCGATACCGCACCGTAGGCGAGCCAACGCAGGGCATAGACGCGCTTATCCCGCTCAGTTGGAACAAGAAAGTGCAGGTGGAAAGATATGCCGACGAAGATAGTTCTCAACCATAAGGCGGTGGGCGACTACCTCATGAGCGACAGCGTGGCGGCTCTCACCGAAGAGTACGCCGAACGCATACGCGCGAAGCTGCCGAAACAGGGCTACCGCGTGAAGAATTACGCGTGGACTAAGCGCTATCGTATACGCCGCCGTGTATCGTCGGTCGCGGCAACACAAAAGCGCGCTATCCAGCAAAATCAGAAGAACAACACGATTCTGAAAGCGGTCGGGGAGGTAAAGGAATGATAGAGGTCACGCTTATCGACTACATATCGCGCGGGCTGGACGTGCCGTGTTACGCGGAAGAGCCCGCCAAGCCGCCCCGCACTTACTGCATTATCGAGCGCACCGGCACGTCTGAGCGCAACTGCATAACGTCCGCGACGGTGGCTGTACAAAGCTACGGCGGCACGCTGTTTGAAGCTATGGAGCTGAACGAACGGCTGCTGAAACTCATGCGGCGTATGCCCGAACGCGGCGACATAAGCCGCTGCGCGCTCGTGAGCAGTTATCCATTCAATGATACGACTACAAAACGTTACCGCTTTCAGGCGGTGTACGAAATAACATATTTTGAGGAGTGATTTTATGTCTAACAACAAAAACAATGTCACTACGGGCAAGCCAAAAGTAGGCGGAGCAGTTTTCCGCGCGCCCTGCTCAACGCCCCTGCCGACCGACGCCACTACCGAGCTGAACGCGGCTTTCAAGTGTCTCGGTTACATAAGCGAGGACGGCTTGACCAACGACGGCAGCCGCACCACCCAGTCTATCAAGGCATGGGGCGGCGATGTGGTGCACGTTTCCACCACCGACAAAAAGGACGATTTCACGATGACGTTCATCGAATCGCTCAGCGCAGAGGTGCTCAAACTCGTTCACGGCGACAGCAGCGTCACCGGCACACCGGAGGAGGGCATGACGGTAGCGGTAGGCTCTGACGACCTCGAGGACTACGCATACGTTATCGAGATGATAATGACGGGCGGCGTGCTCAAACGCATTGTGCTGCCCTCTGCGAGCGTTTCCAACGTTGCCGAGGTGCAGTATGACGACAGCGACGCGGTGGGCTACGGCGTAACGCTGACCGCTATGGCAGACAGCACGGGCAACACCCACTACGAATATTTCAAGAAGCCCGCGACTGAGTAAGGAGGTACGGCATGAAGATGATTGAGGGCAAGACCGAGCACGGTTTTGCATTTAAGTACGAGGCGGAAAAGCTCAACGATTGGGAGCTGCTCGAAGACCTTGTGGCAGTAGACGGCGGCGACGGTTCGCGGCTCGTGAGCGTGCTCCACCGCCTGCTCGATGATACGCAGGCAGCGGCGCTGAAAGACTTCTGCCGCGATGAAAACGGCAGAGTGCCGCGCGATGTGATGGTTCGCGAGATCTATTCCATTATCCGCGGCGGCGAAAAGGACAGCGACGGAAAAAACTGATACTGCTCGCCCGCATGGTGAGCGCGTGCGAGGGCGAGTTGATATGCGACTTCGCGGAAACGTATCACATATACGATCACCGCGCTTTGCCGCTGAGGACGGCGGCTGCGCTTGCGGGCGGGCTGCGCTCAAACTCCCGCGCACGCATGGCACTTGCGGGGGAAGATCATACGCTCAGCGAAATGCTGGGCGTTTTGATTTTTGATAAGCTTTCGCTGCTCGTGTGGCTGGGCAGCAAAGACGGTGCGCGCGGAAAGAACCGCCCCGAATCGCTGGCGGCTAAGCTTTTCGGCACGCCGAACGAACCGCAGACCGAGGGCTTCGACGACCCGATGGCGTATGAAAAAGCGCGGCAGAAAATACTTAACGGAGGTGATTAAATGGCAGACAGCAATAGCAAAGGCATTGAGCTTGCGAAGGCGTATGTGCAGATAGTTCCCTCGATGGAAGGTTTGCAGGGGCAGCTGGCGAAGCTTTTCCCCGACGGCGTTGGCGGCGAGCAGGGCGACAAGATGGGCAAAAATCTCGGCAAAAGCCTGCTCGCGGCGTTCGGCGCGTACAAGGTCGCCGACAAGCTGGGCGACGTTATAAAGAGCGCGTTCGCTGAGGGCGCGGCTCTCGAGCAGTCTATCGGCGGCATAGAAACGCTGTTTAAATCCAGCGCGGGCAAGGTCGAACAGTACGCGAGCGACGCTTTCAAAACGGCTGGCGTTTCGGCGAATGAGTACATGGAAAACGTTACGAGCTTTTCGGCTTCGCTCATTTCGTCGCTCGGCGGTGATACTGCAAAGGCTGCCGAAGCGGCGCACACGGCTATGGTCGATATGAGCGACAATGCCAACAAGATGGGCACGAACATCGCCGACATACAGAACGCCTATCAGGGTTTCGCAAAGCAGAATTACACCATGCTCGACAACCTAAAGCTCGGCTACGGCGGCACAAAGACCGAGATGGAGCGCCTGCTCGCCGACGCGGAGAAGATAAGCGGCATAAAGTACAACATCGACAACCTCGCCGACGTGTACGCCGCTGTTCACGTCATTCAGGGCGAGCTTGACATCACGGGCACTACCGCAAAGGAAGCCGCCACGACGTTCAGCGGCTCGTTCGGCAGTATGAAAGCTGCTGCGGCGAACCTGCTCGGCACGCTCACGAACGGCGGCGACACGGCTAAGGCTCTTGACGACCTCGACGAGAGCGCGGGGAACTTTGCGGACAACTTTATCCGCATGGGCAAGCAGGGCGTACAGCAGCTAGACAAGCTCGGCGACGCGCTGGAGGACGGGATAGCAAAGAAGCTGGGGGTGAACAAGGTTGAGCTTGAGGGCGTAAAGATAGTGCTTGCGGCGATAATCACGCAGATAGCGGCGGCGCAGATACTCGGCAAGCTCGAAGGCGTTACCATCTCGCTCGAAACGCTGCGAGCGGCGGCACTAAAGGCGGGCACATCGCTGAAAAACAGCATGACGGGCGGCAGTATAGCGATAGCTGCGGCAGCGGCTGGCGGACAAATGCTTGCAAGTATCATTGACGGCATTACGGAAGAAATCGACGAAGCGCACGACCCCCTCACCGACCTCAGCGCGGATACGCAGGGGCTTGTGAGCGCGGCGCATGAAGCGGCTAAGGCGATAGCCGAAACGTCGCAGAAGTTTGACGAGAACATGAATAGCGCAGATGAAAGCAGCGCGGCGTATGTCGGCATGGTCGATAGGCTCGAAGAGCTGAACGCGCAGACTTCGCTTACCTCGACGGAGCAAGCCGAGATGGAAAGCATAGTGCAGTCGCTCAACGAAGGAATGCCCGAACTGGGGCTTGCAATAGACAGCACTACGGGGCACTTGAACAAGAACCGCGCGGCTATCGAAGCGGTGGTCACAAGCTATAACAGGCAGGCTAAGGCACAGGCGGCGCAGGAAAGCCTTGTCGAGCTGTACAAGGAGCAAGCAAAAGCAGAAGAAGCGCTGAAAAATGCGACCGACGAGCGCACTGCCGCTCTTGCAGCGGGCACTGATATGCAGAGCGACTACGGCGCGGCTGTCAACACGGCATACGTCACGGCTTCGGAAGCTATGCGCACCGTAAACGAGCAGATAGACGCGGCGAACACCGCGATAGCCGAGCTTTCGGAGCAAGAGAAGAAGTCGGCAGACTCGGCGCTTGCGAATATGTCGGAAATACAGCTTGCCGCCCAGCGCACCCACAGCGTCATATACACCGTCGGCGAGGACAGCTACAAAGTCAGCGCCGACGCCGCCGACAGTATCGCCGAGCTTTCCCATCAGTACACCTCGATGCTCGGCCAGACGGCGGACAGCATTTACAACTCTATGGATTTGTTCAGCAAGCCCGCCGAGCTGGCTGAGGTGTCTGCCGAAGACCTCGTTTCGGCGATGGATAGCAACTACGAGCGCATTTCCAATTGGTCTGACGGACTGGCGGAGCTTATCGACCGCGGCGTTTCTGACGGTCTGATAGAAAAACTGCGCGAAGCAGGGCCTTCATCGGCGGCTGAAATAAAGGCTATGACCTCGATGTCGGACACCGAATTGCAGGACTATTCCGACAAATTCGACGCGGCATATTCAAAGGCATACAAAGCCGCCGAAAAGTCGCTCGGCAATATGCGCGACGAATCTTCGCGGCAGATACAGAACATCATCTCGGACGTTGCGGGCAAGTCGCCAAGTTTGCAGGAAGCTTATGATATTCTCGGCGGGTACGCGGCTGCGGGCTTTGCCAACGGTCTGACCCGCCCCGAAAAGCTCGCCGATATCGACCGCGCCGCACAGCAGATGGTAGACGCGGCGTACCAGTCCGTCAAAGCGGCGGCAGGCATACACTCGCCATCGCGGCTGTTCGCAGACCTCGGCGGATATATCCCGCAGGGCATGGCTCGCGGCATTTCGGGCGGCATGGCTGCGGTCTCGGCGGCTGCGGCGGACATGGTATCTGCTGCGGCGGGCGAGGTGCGTTTGCCCGACTATACATCGGCAGACACCGCGCACATCGCCGTCAGAGCCGCCGCCAAGCGCGACGAACGAATGGCAGGCAGACTGACCGCCAGCACCGCCGAGCACGCTCAGAACGCCGCAGAGAGCGGCAGACAGGCGGTCTTTAACCTCATCATAGACAGCGATACAGTTGCAAGCGTGATAGCGCCCGCGCTTGATGTTATCAACGGCGCGAACCTTAATTTAACAGCGAGAGGAGTGGCAAGATGATATGATAAGACAGATGATTTTCAACGGCGTTTCAACGGGCGACCTGCGCGGCGTTACGGTCGCAAAGGGCAGTTGGGGCACGCCAAAGCCCCGCGTGGTGCGCGAGAGCGTGCCTTACCGCAGCGGCAGCACCGACCTATCGGCGGTGGGCGGCAAGGTCTACTACGACGACCGCGACCCGCAGTACGTTTTTAACGTGATAGGCGAGGACGCGGAGGACACCGCCGACCTTGTTTCGGACGTTATAAACTGGCTCTATTCGGAGGGCGACGGCGTTCTTAAAGACGAACACCTTCACGGCTGGAAGCTGACGAACTGCCGCTGTACCGACATCAGTTACGAGTACATAGACCAAGCGCGGCGCGTGGTGCAGCTTACCGCGACATTCGCCGCAGACCCGTACATGATAAGCGAGGGCGCAGCGTTCGACATCGCGACGTTTACGGGCAACAGACTTATGCTTCTCGATGTTAACGACTTCGGCGCGACGTACTATGACATGGGCTCGCCCGCCGACTATGCGAGTTACAGCGATATATCCATATCAGACGATGGGCTGAGCGCGAGCGTTATGCTGCCATTCGGCGGGAGCGTAACGCAGTACGCTATCCCCACGATGGGCGGCATAGTTACGGCGGCGAGCGGCGGCAGGTACTCCACTGTATTCGGACAGGACGACGACTATATCTATTTGCAGGCTGTGTACCCGAACGGCACCGCGAGCACATACGGCGTTACGCTGACTCTGAGCAAGGCAGTAGGCTCTTCTGCGTTGAGCGCGGTAAAAGTGCCGTATCACGTCGGCGCAGGCACGGAGTTCAAGACGGCTTCGCTAGACGCGTACAGTTTGGTGTGCGACGGCGCGCCCGTGCTGTACGTCAACGGCGCGGCGGTCGATACCGAGCATTTCGCGGTCAAGAGCGGCAATAACAGGCTCAGCGTTACGCACAACACCATGCCCGCCACGCTGAGATACTCGACAATAAAGGAGCGGCTGTAATGAACTATCGCGTAACACTGACCAACGGCACGCAGTCGGAGATACTGCACAGCTACCGTCCGTCAGACCCGAAGATCTCGCAGGCTAAGATAACAGAAGCCGTCAACGAGATACCGTCGTTTTCGTTCCGCATTTTGCCCGACAACCCCGCGTACAACGCCGTTGAGGCGGGGGTCAGCACGGTGGCAGTAACAGACCTAGACCGCGGCGCAACGCTCTTTGAGGGGCGCTGTCTGAGCGTTTCGGACGGTATGAGCACGGCGGGGGTGTTTGCGAAAACGGCGGTATTTGAGGGCGAGCTCGGCTACCTCTGCGACAGCGTACAGCCCGAGGGCGAGGTGTCGCAGGGCACGATAAACCGTAGCACGCTGTCTGACATCGTCGCGGAGCATAACGCACAATCGTCGCAAAAATTTGCACTGGGCAACGTTGAGATGGCGGGTTTTCCCGAGGGCAGTTCGTATGACTGGGGCGTGACGTTCGACGTGCTTCGTGCGCTGTTTGTTGACACGTTGGGCGGCGAGATACGTTTGCGGAAAGTCGGCGAAACGCGCTGCCTTGACTACGCGCAGGAGTTCGCAATCGAAAAGGATATGCCGATATACTGCGGCGGGAATATGCGTGAGATAACCTGCACGGCGGACGTCAGCGGGCTGATAACGCGGCTGTACCCGCTGGGCGCAGTAAGGCAGTCAACGGGCACGCGGCTGACGATAATCCCGAGCGGCATGGCGGGCGGAAAGAGTTACATCGAGCGCGCCGACCTTGCGGCCAAGTACGGCGTGCGGAGCGGCGTTGCGATATATGACGTACACGGCGACGGTGACACCCTCGTGCGCGGGAGCACAACGCTTTATCGGCGCGGCATGAACACGCTGAACGCCATCGCGATAGGTCAGCGGCAGTACAAGGTCAGCGCGCTGGACGTATCGGCGGGGTACGAACTTTACGGCGTGCACCAAGTCAAAAACGACATCATGGGCATAGACGAACGGCTGCGTATCATCGGCAGGACGATAGACCTAGACCGACCCTCAAACAGTACGCTGACGTTCGGCAGCAAGGCGGCGACCCTCTCGGACGCGGTCGCACAATACAAAGGAGTGATGAGATGATAACAGTATCAACGGTAGTGGAGCTAGACCTAAGCTGCACCGCCCCCAGAGCGCGTATCAACGCCAAGCAGGGCGACGGCGGCACGCGGCAGATAGTCGCACGGTTCACCAACGGCAGCGGCGTTATTTCCGATTTAAGCACGGTAACGAGCGCAGAATTAAAGGTGCTGCGCCCCGATGGTGTGACGGTAAAGGCAGCTGCGGCGCTTTCGGACGGCTCGGCTACGGCAACATTAACGGCGGAAATGCTGGCCGTAGCAGGTCGCGCGTTCGGCGACATGGTGCTGTACGGCGACGGCGAGAGCATATCGGCGGCGCGGTTCGACATCAACATAATGGCAGCGGCAGACAGCGGCATAGCCCCCGACCCGACCCCCGAGCCGCAGGACAGCGGGAAACCCGCCCTAGCCTCGGCGGTGGCGGAGGGGGTAGTGGGCACAGTAGGCGATGCAACAAAAATTGAGGAGGAACAGTAATGGCAATAGAAACAACATATTTCAC